ATCGAACTCGCATCGACAACGCTTGATTTGCGAAACGTGCCAGGGGCTTGGGTCGTTGGATTTATGGGCCGTGGAAGCAATGGCACCCCGACCCGCGCCGGATACTTCGCGATCCGACCGACGGACAATAACACGGACATTGTCCCCACGACGATTTTCGACATGGTCGGCCAAGGCCCAACGACGGCCGCTTTGCTTGGAGCACTCACTGCTGATGTGTCCCTTTCGCAAAATACAATCGCTATAGCCTCAACTGCCTTTTCCATCGGCGACACCGTCTGCATTTTCAACTCTGGCGGAACGCTGATCCAGTGGAACCGCATCGCCTCGGGTGCGACAACCTCTTGGACGATGGAGAGAAATCACCGCGTGCTCAATCTCAATACCAACTCGGTAACCAACCTCGCCGATGTGCGACGAGTATGGATTCCCGGCGGTGACATTTACGAGTGTCGCTTCGTCAACTACTCGTCGATTCCATACGTCGTGCAGTTGCTGACCGTCGTAGACAAGGGAGAGACCATCACTTAATGTTGGCGTACTACGGGCCGGAATGGGAAAGTCTGCAAAGCCGAATGGTCGGTCGTTGGTGTCCTTCGTTCACTGGCAACACCGGATTGCAATTGCCGGACACAAGTGGTTTTGGAAATCACGGCGTACTAACGAACTTGGACCGCAATACGTCATGGCAAACCAACCCGGACAAACTTGCTTTAAGCTCCCCAGGCACTCCCTTTTTCGTCGACATTCCAAACGCACCACAGCTAAATCCAACCAAGCAAATAGCTTTTTCGGTGTGGTGTAATACGAGAGTTGGTTCTAGTTCTTTTACCTATTGCTTGCTCAGTAAATCAACTTCGGTGAACGCACAACCGTACCCAGCCTTCGATATTCGTGGAGCAGGTGGCGGAATTTGGGAGGTTGCACTCGCTATTGGTGCGACGTCTCGAACGATCAGCCTAAGGGCGATGATCGCCAATGAATGGACGCATCTTTTGTTTTCTTACGACGGAACCACTTTGGCAGGGTACAGAAACGGACTGCTTACTGGATCTCTAGCGGTGACGGGCGACATAGGGACAACAACCAATCCGCTGAGGCTTTTTGAAAACGCAGGATTTCCGGGGCGATTTTCGAACGCATTGATCGACGACATCACGTTTTACAACGCAGGGCTAACCGTCTCCGAAGTCCGTTTCATCTACGAGCAAGGCCGGGGCGGTGGCATGTTGTACCAGCCACCGAGACGACGCAGTGTCGCTGCGATTATCGCCGCTTTGGTGCTGGCGTGTGAAACAGGCAACTACAGTCTGACGGGTCAAGAAGCAGGCTTGTTCGCGAGTCGCTTGCTCGCTGCCGATCAAGCTCAATTCTTGCTCTCCGGCAACGCGGCCAACATTACCGCAAGCCGCCTGCTATCTATGGATCCTGCATCGTACACGGCGACCGGCAACGATGCTGCAACGATCTGCGCGAGACTGCTCGACGGCGGAGCTGCGGCTTACGCTCTAACTGGAACCGATGCTGGACTGATCGCGAATCGAAAGCTCACGGCGGACCAAGCGGTCTGTTTCCTGGCTGGCAACAATGCTGAGCTGCTGCGATCGCTCAAGCTCAATGCTGGCTCGATGGCACTGCAACTCGACAACTTTGCCGCGTCGCTCTTGGCGAATCGCAAGATCTCCGCCGACGGTGCCCAGTACATCCTGGTCGTCTCCGATGCAAATCTTACCGGCTCTGCGTCTGGAGTCGCTCCCTACTACTACCTTTTCATGCTTCGAGGACCTCAGTAAATGGCCGCTGCCAACAAGTTCCAATCGTTCGCCAAAAATGTCGCCGAAGGCAAGATTAACCTCGCCACAGATCAACTCGCCGTCGCACTGACCAACGTCGCTCCTGTAGCTACCAATGCAGTGCTAGCCGATCTGACACAGATCAGTTACACCAACGCGAGCACTCGCAACCTGACAACCAGCAGCAGCACTCAGACCGGCGGAGTGTACAAGCTCACCGTGGCCGACCTGGTGATCACCGCTTCGGGCGGATCTGTCGGACCGTTTCGGTACGTCGCTGTCTACGACGACACGCAAACCAGCCCAGCTAAGCCGCTGATCGGATGGTACGACCGTGGAGACTCGGTCACCCTGCTTGCGGGCGAAACATTCACGATCGACCTCGATCAAGTCAATGGACTCCTGACCCTCACCTAATCATGTACAGAGCCACTGCCGGAACACTCAAGGTCTTCGCATTCAACCGGACAACCAACGCTCCGGTCGTCGGCGGTGCTGCGCAGATCACATGCAAAGTGTCGCTCGATGGTGGAGCCCGAGTCGCTTTGGCCGATACTAATCCGACCGAGATGGAGGACGGCTACTACCTGTTCGATGTGACCGCAGCAGAGAACAACGGAACCACCGCAGACTTCTTTCCCGAGTCCGCAACAGCGAATGTTCAAGTGATCCCCGCCGAGCATTCTCGCTATTTGTCGCTCGAGAATGTGATCGCCGCCAAAACCAACACGATCACCGCTGGCAAAGTTTCCTATGCTGGTCCGGTCACCGCTAAGGGCACCGTCGATCAGATCGTCATCGGCGATGATTACCTTACCGCCCATGGTACCGCATTCGTCTGGACGATCTCGGCGATCCCAGGCATGTCTGCTGGCGCTGTCACGGTCCACTTCGGTGGAACCAACGGGACTCACCCTTTCGCTGTCACTGGCACCGCTGCGGACATCGGATCGGGGAAATGGTCGCTCACCTGCGAGATGCCTAGAGCGACCTCGGGCGGACTGGTTTCTGGCGAGTACCGATACTCGGTGGCTGTCCACAATGCTGCCGGCGTCGAATTGACGCGAGTCTACTACGAGGATCCGTTCGTCGCTGTGGAGAAATTCACGCCATGAATGTGACCTTCAAGGTTCGCGAAGCTTTTTTCGATCGGCCCAAGGTGATTGCCTCGCTGAAAAAAGCGAAACGCAAGGTCTTGTCCAAGGCTGGTGCGTTTGTGCGCAAGCGAGCTCGCTCGTCCATGCGTCGGCGAAAATCATCTTCGGCACCTGGTTCGCCACCGTCGGCTCACTCCCAAGGCAACTCGCTAAAAACGATCCTGTTCGCGTATCAGCCCCAAAGCGAATCGACAATCGTCGGCCCAGTGCAACTGAACCAAGTCAACTTCACGATTGAATCGGTCACGAGCACCGTGGCCGGTCTCCATGAGCGGGGCGAGACTGCGATCATTCGGGAGTATCGATACGCCTCGATCGAGGGAGAAGCCGAACCGGCTAACTGGCGACGAGTCGACGGCCGTCGAAGGTATGACGAGCGGCCAGGGTATCGATTCGAGACTCGCCGTCGCCGAGCTCGCTATCCCAAGCGGCCGTTCATGCGGCCTGCGCTTGAGGCCGAAGCCCCCAAGTTTCCCGAGCTGTTCAAGAACTCGATCGCATCGGTGAGGTAGTACCGTGGCATCCAACATCAAGGCCGGTCAAGCTTACGTCGAGATCGCGACCAAACAAGGTTTGTTTGACAAAGGCATGGCCCAAGTGCAAGCATCCATGTCACGCCTCAAAGGCGTCGCGACCACCATGGGCACTGGAATCGGCAAAGGATTCGCATCGGCCCAAGGTGCCTTGGGTGGGTTTTCCAAGAGCGTACTCAGCCTGCCTGCTGCGATCGCTGGTTCGGTCGCGGTGACTGGCTTGGTCGCTCTGGCCAAGAATTTCGCCGACGCTGGGTCCGCAGTCGACGACATGGCCCAGCGAACCGGCATGAGTGCCGAAGCGGTGTCTTCGCTCGGCTACGCTGCGAAGCTCTCTGGCACCGACATCGGAACGCTCGAAAAGGGTGTCCGCAAAATGCAAATGGGCATCGCGGATGCAGCAGCCGGCGTGCCTGGTGCAGTGGATAAATTCACCGCTCTAGGCCTGAGTGTCGCCGATCTGCAGAAGATGTCGCCCGATGAGCAGTTTATCGCGATCGCCGACAAACTGTCGCTAATCCAGGATCCAGCCCTCAAAAGTGCTGCCGCGATGGAGTACTTCGGCAAAGCCGGTGCGGACCTGGTCCCCATGCTTTCCGAGGGGGGTGAAGGGATTCGCAAGCTTCAACAGGATGCCACGGACCTTGGGCAAACCATGTCTGGCGAGGATGCAGCCGCTGCCGCCAAGCTCGGCGATGTTTTCGATCGACTGTTCGGCGTGATCGGTGGACTGCAAACCAGAATCGGTTCGGCCCTCGCGCCGCTGCTGACCGCAGTCGGCGAACGGATCATCAGTGTGGTTTCGAGCGTGAGCAAGTTTATCGGCGAGAACCAAGAGCTAATCGTCACGATCGCCAAATGGACGGCGGTCGGAGCTGGCTTGCTCGCTGGCCTCTTCGCCCTCGGTGGAGCTGCGGCCGTCGCATCGGTGGCCATGACCGGCTTGGCTGCCATCGGTGGAGCGATTGCCACAGTGTTCGGCATGATCGTCGGACTGATCACCGCCATGGTTTCGCCGATCGGTCTGGTGATCGTCGGAGTCACCGCCGCCACTGGAGCATTCCTCTACTTCTCAGGTGTCGGGGGTGAGCTGGTCGGCTATCTGGGAGCCAAGTTCAACGAGCTCAAATCGATTGTGCTGCCCGTGTTCGATGCGATCAAGACCGCTCTGATGTCTGGCCAATGGCAAGCCGCTGGCCAAGTCGCCATGACAGGCTTGCAACTGGTCTTCCGGGTCGCGACTCGGGAAATGTATGCGGGGTGGCTTTCGATGATCACCAAGCTCCAGAACGCTTGGACGGATCTGTCTGCCATGGTTTCCATTGGTGCGATTGAAATGGTCGTCGGTGTCGTGAACACCCTGGCCGGGATTCCAACCCAACTGGCCAAGGGATTCGCAACGGCAGTCACTTGGTTACAGGGTGCGTTCGACGAAACGGTCAACTTCATCGCCAAGAAGCTGCTGTACATCTATTCGCTGATCGACCGGTCGGTTGACTACGAAAAAGCAGCGATGCAGATGGACAAAGATGCTGCCAAGCGAGCCGATGCGCGTCAGAAATCGCTAGACACTGCCAACCAGAAGCGAGACCAGGAGCTACAGACTGGCAATACTGGACGCTTGCAATTGGCCAATCAAATGACGCAGGGTATCACCGCCCAGGCGAATCAAACCAAGAGCGATCGCGAGGGACGCAACGCTCAATCCCTTGGTGTATTTGACAAATCGATTTCTGATCTTCGAGCATCGTTAAAAACACAAACAGCGGAGATCGACAAAAACGCACCAGGGAAAGGATTCCTTTCTTTTCTTGGTCCCTTGGGACAAGCCGTTGAAGCCGTGGTCAACACAGCCAAGACGCTATCCGCTCCGACAAGCCGCAAGATTCCAACCGTCGAACAGGTCAAGGCGACTACTGCCACTCAAGTCGGAGGAACGTTTTCAGGCTTTGCTGCTGGCATGATGGGGGGCACGACATCGGCCCTCGATCGCATGGCAGATCAGTCGGCCAAGTCGAACGACTTGCTCTCGCAGATCGCCAAGAACACCGCCCAATCACCATCGCCTACTTATGGGACCTAACTAAATCATGAGTGCATGGACGCATTTGCCGATCTCCATTGATGAAACCGCAGAGTCTCGCGAAACGGACTTCGATCTCATTGGTGGACGTAAAAGCTTTAACCGCATCGCTATCGTTACTGGATACAACCAGGCGGAGGATGCTGCACAAGCAGCTATCGACTTGCCTAGTACTCCATTCCCATTGACCATTGCGGCCAGTGGAGTCCTTCCTGCGATGCAGATGGTCACTGCGAAGGCAAAGCCACTCACGCCAAACGCATGGGAAATTGTCTTTGGGTACGAATCTCGTGCGATCGATCTTTACAACTACAGTGGCACGAGCCAGGGCAAGAGCCAGACAATCACCCAGTCGTATGGGACCACGATCTACGGTTCAGGCGCTGCGAACTATGGATCGGCGATCAACGTCGATCAGAACGGGGTCAAGGGCGTGGAGATCGGGATTCCAGGACTTGAATTCTCGATTGAAAAGACGATGGCCAAGAATGTACTTTCCTTTGCCTATGTGTTGACCCTAGTAAATTTAACATACAAGACCAACAACGCAGCTTTTGGAGCTTTCGCCCAGGGGGAACTGCTTTTTACCGGCGCGGAGTTCCGGCAGTCGAGCAATGGAGAAACGACCGTTACTTTCAAATTTTCCGCTTCGCCAAATCGAACTGGGCTGTCGTTTGGTACAATTACCGGCGTTGCCAAGAAGGGGCACGAGTATCTCTGGATCGACTATGAAGCTTGGGAGTCGGGTGGCTTTGTCATCAGGCGTCCTCGCGGAGTGTACGTCGAGCGAGTGTACGAAGAGGGCAATTTTACATTGCTCGGAATCTTACCCCCTTAATTATGACATTCCCAGGCGACAAATTCCGACCGTCCGCTGCTCGTGAACGTGAAGTCACGAAGCTCATCGAGGCTGCGCGTGGCAATGCTGCTTCGTTCGGGGTGCCTGGCCTCGATGG